ATTTTAAATGTCTAAAGAAAATATCCAAGATAAATATCATGAATCTTTAAAGGAACGGAGTATCACAGACATATACAAAGAACTAGCTGAACGTCTCAACGGAGTCAAACAAAGTTAGGGGTGTCAACATGGCTTATACAACTGAACAAGAAAGTTGGATACTCAACCAAATCAAAAAAGAGCGTAAACAGCTACAAGACGATAGAGCAGCACTTAGACAATCAGAACAACTGACCGAAGGAAAAGCCTATCAAATTGAAAGAGAACTTGAATTTTTAAGATATTTAGAAATTCAAAATAGAATCCATGTATAAGGAGAATCCTGTGGAAATAATTAAATATAAAGGTAAAGAATTAAAAGTTATAGATACTACAGGAAACTATAGAAATACTCTTGTAGTAATTTTTAAGGGGCAACATCGTTTGTACCACAAGAAATCTAAATCAATTATCGGCGGAGATAACAAACTAAATGAAGCAAAATTGAATCAGGGATTTCGAGGATCAGTATTAAGTACGATTTAGGAGGAATGAAAATGAATAAAAGAGGGTTAGCGGCAATTGCCAAACATCCTAGGGTTCGAATGAGACGAGTTCAAGCAATTGCGTATGTAAGTCTGATAGGTAACGTCGTATTTTTAATTTGTATTTTTGCAATGGCTATTGCAGGTAGATAGAAAAGGGGAATATGAAATACTAAACAAAATATTCAAAGAACAAAAGAAAACAAATAAATAGCTCCAAACTATTCCGAGTAGCATGGAGCGGAAGAATATTAATTTAATCATTATGGCAACATCAATAAACTATCAGAGTAAATAGATAAAACTATTCCAACTATCAGAAACCATATGTAGTATCAACAACAATTGTTTTCGGGTCGATTCCTAATCTAATGGATTCGATGATATCAATTACAGAAGCTTTATAGTAGTACGTTTTACTGGATGATACTACTTCATGTTCACTTGTTTTAATTAAAAAGTAGTACTTACCATCACTAGATTTTTTTATAACAAAATACATGAGCATCCCTCCAAGCTTAGTAAATAAATTATACCAGAGAAAGGAATAAAAAGAATGACCAGAATAGAAAAACTAGAGCAAACGAAAAAACTTGCTGATTTATGGTACCAGCAACAAAAAAATAAAATATACATTGCACAACAAAAAGAGCGCAGAGGTGTCGCATGACGACAAAAAAGCGACTTAAGCCGGCAAGCAATAAGTCGCATACAAAAATTATACAAGAAAAATTATATCACAGAAATGAGGTCTTGTGAATGAATCGTAGTGAAGCAGATGCATTAGATCGATTTTTAACAGAGCCGCCTAAAAAGCAAAACAAGGAACAATATGAAAACGATGAAATTGATAGTACTGACTTTTTCGGAAATGAAATTGCAGATGAAGATGGAGTGTTTCAGATGTGTTTTAAAATCTTTAAATATGATAAAAAAGCACAGCTAAAGTGTCATGAATTAACAGCTATTGTCACTCAAAATAGCATTGTAGATGTAATAGAAGAATTTGACCAACAGTATTTAGAAAAGATTGATTACATCGGTTTAGGCAAAGTATACAAGGAGGCGCTATTAAATGACTGAGAAAAAGATTATTACGGATTTTCAAAAAATGACTGAAATAGATGTATCAAAACGTATACAACAAAAAGGAAAGTTCAATTATCTACCGTGGTCCGATGCTCACGAACTTATGAAGAAGCATGATCCAAACGCCATTATTTCTATTCGTGAGTTTGAACATTGGATGGTAGTCAAGGGAGAGCGAAAAGAGTTTTTAGTATCAAAAGAATTACCATATCAGACAACAAATGGGGGTTCATATGTAGAAATATCTGTACTTTTTAAAGAAGTCGAAGAAACAGAAATATACCCTATTTTAGATTTTAAAAATAACGATGTAACATCGCCGACAATGACGCAGGTAAATAAAGCATTGAAACGTGCATTTGTTAAGGCGTTAGCAAAACATGGGTTAGGATTATATATCTATAGAGGTGAAGATTTACCAGAGCCTCCAACAATTGAAGTGAAAGACCTGGAAAAAACAGAAGCAGCATTATCAGCATTGAGCGAAATCGTTGGTTTTGATGCAACAGAAGAAATGATTAAGCGTTTAAATTTATGGATTGAAGAGAGCTATCCACAATTAGATAAAATAACAAAACTAGAACAAATGAACAAACAACATTATGGAATGATTGGCCGTCTAATCGCTCAAGCTACGAACCAAGCAGAAAAGGCAAAAAAAGAAAAGAAGTGATTGAATGATTGGAAAAATCATAAATCATAAAGGGAATAAATTGGCCATCGAATTTGAGGATGAAATAAATTCAAATTTTCTCGAACTTCTGGCTAATAACGATGATAATTTAGCGAAAGTTGAATTCTTAGATAATCGACAAATGTCTCAAAAACAGAATGCACTTTCTCACATTCTAATAGCCGATGTGGCACGTTGGAGCTATGACGAACCTAAATGGATTGAAAGTGTCTTGAAATACTACTACGAAGCTAAGAGTGGTGTTTATTTTGAACATAGTAGAGCTACCAAGAATGAAGCGACTGAGTGGATCGGTTTCTTGATTGAGTTCATTTTGAAAAACGATATACCGCTAGAAAAAAGATACCAATACTTGCTTGAAAACAACAAATGGTTTTATTACTGCCTGAAATATCGTAAGTGCTGTATTTGCGGTAAGCATGCTGACGTTTGCCATATTGAAGTTGTTGGTATGGGGCGTAATCGTAAAAAGATTAATCATGAGACATTCACATTTTATGCAGGATGTCGTCAGCACCATCAAGAGGAGCACCAAATAGGCACTAAGAACTTCTTGAATAAGTATCAAATTAAACCAGTGAAATTAAACATCGAAGAACGTAAGAAGTTAAACATAGGAGGATAGAACGGTGGCTGAAAGAAGAATGTTTGCAAAGACCATCATTGATAGCGATGCATTTTTAGACATGCCTCTGTCAACTCAATCTCTTTACTTTCATTTGTCAATGCGAGCGGATGATGATGGATTTATTAATAATCCTAAGAAAATCCAACGAATGGTTGGATGTGGAGATGATGATTTAAAGCTATTAATGGCCAAAAGATTCATTTTAGTTTTTGATAGCGGAGTTATTGTTATCAAACATTGGAAAATTCATAACTATATTCGAAATGATCGATACAAACCAACTCTATATCAAGAAGAAAAGGCTGAATTAGCTGAGAAAAATAGTAAGGCATATACCTTTAAAACCGAGGTTATAGAGAGTGAAAACCATCTTGGTATACCAGATGACAACCGCATGGGATACCAAATGGATACACAGGTTAGGTTAGGTAAGGATAGGTTAGTTAAGGATAAAAAAAAGAATAGTGTTGAGCCGAGCTCAACTATGCCTGAATTATTTGAAAAAATTTGGAAAATTTATCCAAAGAAAACCAACAAGAAAAAAGCTAGAGAACAATTTTTAAAGAAGTTCAAGACGGAAGAAGATTTAGAGTCGTTTAAAAAAGGATATAAAGACTATCTTGCGTATATTAAATTAAACGATTGGTATCACCCGCAAGAATTGTTTCGTTGGATACGTGATGATCGTTATAACGATGAATATGATTTATCTCAAACAAATAAACTGCCAGCCTATTCTAAGGTGCCAATGAGACAAGAAAAGTTACCTGAATGGGCTAACAATCAGAAGCAAGAAGAAGAGAAACTTTCGTCAGAGGAACAAGCTGAGCTTGATAGACAAATAAAAGAATACTTGGAGGGTAAATGATGAATGAATTAGTTAAATTAATTGAGAAATGGGCAAGAGAAAAAAATCTAGATATCGCAGAGCCTGAGAAACAAATGCTAAAAGTGGTTGAAGAAGTCGGAGAAGTCGCAGCAGCATTAGCAAGAAATAATAAAAATGATTTAAGAGATGGTATCGGTGATGTTGTTGTGACACTAGTTATTCTCGCTATGCAAAATGATATGGATTTATATGAATGTCTGAACCAAGCGTATAACGAGATTAAAGATCGTAAGGGAAAAAATGTCAACGGTGTGTTCGTTAAGGAGAGTGATTTGAATGATAAATAATGTGGTATTAATCGGAAGGCTGACGAAAGATATAGATTTACGCTACACCGCAAGTGGTTCTGCAGTTGGAAGCTTTACTCTTGCTGTGAACCGTAATTTTACAAACCAAAACGGCGAACGAGAAGCGGATTTTATCAACTGTGTAATTTGGCGTAAGCCTGCTGAAACAATGGCTAATTATGCTCGCAAAGGAACATTATTAGGAGTTGTTGGAAGAATTCAAACTCGTAATTATGACAACCAACAAGGCCAACGTGTCTATGTGACTGAAGTTGTTTGCGAAAGCTTCCAATTATTAGAGTCAAAAAGCACCAACGAGAATAGAAATAGCGTTCAGAGTTCGCAGAATAGCGTTACAGGCGTTCAAAATAATTTCGAGAGTAATTATGCCACGAATCAAAACAAAGGCTTAAATCAGCAAAATAACAGCCAACAAATGTCGTTTGGTGGAGATGTAGATCCGTTTGCAGGTGCAGGTAATTCAATCGACATTAGCGATGATGATCTGCCTTTTTAGGAGGTTAAAAA